AAAACATCGAACTGGGATCCACTGCCAATCCGACTGACATCACCGCTGACGGTGGTGGTCTGACGTTGAAGGGATCCTCCGACAAAACCATTACGTGGGTCAATTCCACTGATTGTTGGACGTTCAATCAATCAATCAACATCACAACTGGTGGCCTGAAAATTGGTGGCACGGAAGTTATCACTTCCTCCAGAGTTCTGCAGAATGTCACCCTTAATAACTTGGTCGTGGATGGCGGCACCTTCTAGAAATCATGAGTGAAACTATCAAGTTCAAACGAACCAGCATCCTGCAGAAGCGGCCTACAGCCGCTCAGTTAGATCTGGGTGAACCCGCGGTAGTTTTACATCAATCGAGCTTTGGTGTCTTTCTTGAGGATTCCAACGGAGACATCAGAAAAGTTGGTCCGATTCACGTTGGCAGCAGCGCTCCTAATGGAAGCGCTGCTGGCAGCTCTGGGCATGCTCTGGGAGAGGGTTGGCTAGATACAAATAACAACTCCTTAAAAGTGTGGGATGGAAGTCAATGGATTTCTATTAGTGGAGGCGGTGGAGGTGGCTCTACACACCTTGAAGATTTTGGTCTTGAAACTGGCAGTGTAGACTATGGCCTAGTCACTCAATCGGTGTCCTCTAACGAAGATTGGGGCAGTTCTTTGAGTCTCCTAAGTAATTGATATGGCCAAGCAAGTTCAGTTTCGCCGAGGCACAACAACCGAACACGGTTCATTTACTGGTGCTGTAGGAGAGATTACGTTTGACACAACTTTAAATACGCTGCGTGCTCATGACGGCTCAACGGCTGGCGGCACACGGCTAGCTCGTCATTCAGAAATTGTTCCTTCTTCTCGTCAAATTATTGCGGGAATAGGACTCGATGGAGGTGGTAATTTTAGTTCTGACGTAACGTTGAACCTTGACAATTCTGGCGTGACTGCTGGTACTTATGGCAGTGCCACTCAAGTGGCACAAATTACGATTGATGCTTATGGCCGCGTTACTTCTGCTGCCAATGTCACCATCCAAGCAGGCTCCGCCGGAGTCAGCCTTGGTCTTGCGGTAGCCCTCGGCTAATCGCTATCTACAATAAACACATTCAAATTCAAAACAATGGCCCTGCTGTATAGCCTGCTCAATGCTGAGCCTGCTTCGCTGCCACAGCGATTGAAGATCAACGGTACTACCCGCACTGATTCCTCCAGTTTTACTGCCGAGGAGCTTAACCAAGCTGGTTATACGGGACCGTTTCAAAAGCCTTCTTGCGACCCTGTTACTCAAATTGTTGTTTGGCAAGGCACTGGTTATGCAGTGCTTGACCTGGCTGATTCGGAGATTGAGAAGCGACGGCTGGAAGCAGTTAAGGCAGGAGCTGATTACCGAGGCTTCTGGAGGGCATTGCTGTCGAGTTCTGTTTATCAAACGTTAAGGGCCGCTGCCGCTGCAGATCTGGGCGCAAACATGCTGGTCACCGAGTTGATCGCAGCCTTGTCTGACGCCAAATTGGGCGAACCTAATGAAGAGATCATTGGTTCTGCTATGCAGGAGCTTTTGGAGGCACTTGCTCTGCCTGGCGATGAAGTTGAGGCGTTGTATTACGCTCTAAAAGCTTACGGCTTATACGAGCTCTATCCGATTCCTGGCTTTGTTGAGCCTGAGCCACCTGCTCCTGAGCCTGCCCTTGTGCTCGAGGAATCTCCTGTAGTTATTACCGATCCCATTGATGAACCTATTCCCGAAGAAGAAGAGGAGGAGACGATCGTCTTCAATTCTGGCACCACTTCAGGTGGGATTAGCGATGGCGCCACTTCTGCTGGTTTTATTTTTAGCGGAGACGTTATCGGATCAGCCGGCGAAGACACCGTCATCTTTGACCTCGACGACGACTAGTCTTCAATTCGCCAAGTGATTCGCATGGAGCCTCCCAAAGGGGAGGCTTCGTTTTGTTCTTCAATAATTACCATTGGGATGACAGCGTCTTCCACTGGAGTGATGGTGGCGTTTGGGAATTTGTCGCGTGCTTTTTTTGCGAGCTTGTTGCATCGCGCCTTGCGATTATTTTCTGCCCATTTTTTGAGAATTTTTTCACTCTGATCGGACACGCTTTTCATGACGTGCATTGCACGCCAACTCGACCAGTCCTGCCTGCAGTGTTTGAGCATGCGCTGCACCCATGAATTGAATGCAAGGTCAGGCCATCGACTAATAAGCCAAAGCCCTAGCTCGTAAGCCAGGGCGTTGACTAATTTTGACATTTTCACTTAGTACTAGAACGATAGAGCACCGCAAACTCGTCAAGCTGCTCTTCTGTCAAAAGGTCTTCAAGGAAGTCCCAGGCAGCAATCTGATGGCTCTCAGCTCTGTAATACTGAGCCGCAGCAGTCAGTTTGATCGGACGACGCTTAGGGACAGGCGTGGCTTCAGGAGTGACTTCAGAGGGGATACTTTTCTCTCGCATGAGGCGAACGAGCTTCTCGACGTATCCAGGGTCAGTTGCGTAGCCCTCGCTTTTTAACATTTTTGCAGCAGCTTCTGAGGAAGCTGCGTTGTTAACGCCTTTATAGGTTTTGTAGTCGAGATACCAAAGCTTGATCAAATAATCGACGCAGGCTGCACGAGAAGGGAAGTCGAGGAAGCCATCCTTGATGGTCACCCAATTGCCATTCACCCATTCCTGAGTTTGTGACATGGTGCCATTCTTCCCTTTCAAGCCGAAGAAGTTATTCTTGCCTGCAAGGTGCTTGCCATAGCCACTTTCCAGCGCCCATTGCGCCGCAACAAGCTCTGGATACTTGGCTCCCGACGCCTTGGCGTAGGCATAAATGCCTTCCCAAGTGTTAGGGATGTCCGTAGTCACTTCTTAGCTGCGTCGGAAGGGAAAATGCGCTTGAGGATGGTGAGGACCAATTGCACTGTGGAATTCTCTTTTAGAGAACTTGCTGCAATGATGTGTTCGGCGGCGCCAACAACGATTGCGCCAATGAAGAACCACTCTGCGGGAGACATGGTAAATACTGCTTACGTCGTTTCCAGGCTAGCGGCGAATTTCTAAGGAACGAACGCGCTCTTCTAGCTTGTAAACATTATCAGTTAATAGCTGCAATTTTTCTGTAATGTTTTCAATTTGCGTAACTACTTTGATCTGAGAATTGCCAACCGTGATAAGCATTCCGCCAGTAGCAAGAAGCATTCCGGCGGTCACGGTCGCCACAAACTGGCCTAAGCTTTCGCTCCACATCTTCATGAGGCCTCCTCTTAGCTTTCATTATAAGCGTCACCAATCGTCATTTAAAAGCTTGTAGATTAGAAGCACAACTGAAGAGGGCACTTCATGTTTGTTGCGTATGAGCCTGATGATTACCTGCATAGCCTCATCGAAATACGCAAATCTGACGCCCGAAGATTGTTCCGAAAGTCGATATATAGCGATTATCCATTGAGAGGTCCACTGGGACAAGCGGCTTGCGCTTACTGCGGTCAATGGCACAGTCAGATGACCATCGATCACGTCATTCCTAAAAGCAAGTCAGGACCGCATTTTGCTCGTTGGAATCTTGTTCCAGCATGCCAGCGATGCAATCTGCAGAAAACCAACTTGCCTGTCTTTGAATGGTGGCGACAGCAACAGTTCTGGACGCCAGAGCGAGAAGAGATTCTGACTGCTTGGGTGTTTGTTAATTCATTCGTTGACTCTCACACTCGGCAAGAAGAGTATTGGCAGTTCTTGGCAGACAAGCGTGTTGTACAGCAATCCATGTGTCAAAAAGAAAGAAAAAAAGAGCCACGACGTGGCCCTTTTTCTTTAGAAGATCTCAAGCATCTGGAATTGCAGTTTGCTTAGCTTTTTCGTAGAACGAAGTGCCAATAGTTTCTTGATCCATGCGAACAGGTGACTCGACTGGAGTTACTAATGCCTCCTCAAATGCAATTAAGCGATCCAAGTACCATTCAGCTTTTTTCAGAGACTGAAGGCCCCCTTTTTGCTTTTCTCTCCAAAGGTATTTGCAGACGTTCCCTTTCAGAAATCCTCTGTATTCGTCTGGCGATAGTTGCGCTGCAATGGCCTCAATGCATTCAATGGATGCAGAGGTGTAGTGCTGGGGTCGGGAAACTGGATCAAAAGGTTTGACCATTTTCGTAAAAGGCGTCAAAGGCTTCAGGAACAATAGGCTCAGCAATCTGCGCCATGTGGTCGGCGTACGCACGGATTTCCCACTGGGAGTCTTCTGGCAGTCGCAGGCTAAGAAAGTGCAGCAAAGCTTGCAGACTGCAAGTCCACACAAAAGATGTGTAATGGCAGGTGGGCAAGATACCTCGCGCCTGCTCTTTGCTCACACCTGCTGTTAGGAGCGTCTGATAGGCGGCCTTCATGACCAGAAGAGCATCAGAGTAGGCAGCTTCTGCAACGCCTTGTCCACGGCCATTTAAAGGGCCAGTGGAAGCTTGTTTGTTGTCTTGGCTTTGCCGCCTAAAAGTGTTGGGCATGTAAAACTCTTCGTCATCAGCAACGCAATAACGAAAACTTTTTTCATTCCAGCCGAGCTGATCGTTTGCATAGGTGCCTCCAATAACGTGCTTCCACCATTGTCTGGCTACAAACAACGGAGCCTTCACTTGCCATTTGAAGACAACGCCTCGGAAAGGAGAGGTGTGCTTGTGCTTGACCAAGTAATTGAGAAGCTTTTGGTCCCTCGAGGTAAATTCTGGGCTTTCAGCGTCAAAGCTCTGCCGTGCATCGTTAACGATGTCAATTGAACTGCCCATATAGTCGAGCAGCCGCAAAGAACTGATGCCATCGGAGAGAGGATCATGATTTGTGAAGTCAGTCATTGGTCTAAACGAAGCCTGGAAAGGGCATGAGTGCTAATTCGTGACGAGCGAGCACAACACTCGTCCCATTCCACAGTCGCTCGTGGGCACGAACGTCCTCTGGAATCTGTCTCAAAGGATATCGAAACAATGTGTCCCTTGAAACCTGAGTAGACCCATCCGCCAGCAGTTAGTGACAGAAGAACCACTCGTTCCCCTTGTTGAAGTTTGTGCTTTCTGCTACGGCGGGGACCGGAAAACCTGGCTGGAGGGAGAACCACCCGTATTGGTTCGGAATTTGCGTCCACAAGCAACGCTTGGTCAAACAACAGAAAACTGGATGCCCTTTAGCGTAGTTAAAGGCAGAGAAAAACCATGCAATACAAGATTCCAGTAATAATTGATTACGATGGGATGAAACGCACAGTCAAAATGGGACCGTTTGAACGCAGCTTGGAAAGGGAGTTTGCTCTGTCGGTTCAAACGAAAGCCATTGAAGATTGCAGTAGTACAGAGCAACTTAAAGAAGTTGCTAAAAACTTACTAGAAGGCTGGAGCAATATGCAGGGAGCCCTGCAAACCCTTGTCCTAGAGAACATTGAGCTGCGTCAAGCTATGACATTGCGTGACAGCGAACTCAAAGCTGCGGAGACTCTGATGGAAGAGGCTGCTAGTGAGATTGAGAGGCAACGTAATTTGCAATCATCTCAATCCAAGCGTGGTCTTTGGCCGTGGTCGAAGTAAGTAGAAAAACTTTCCAACCACTCATCATCGCCAAATTGAATTTCCGCGCATCACGCTCATAGCCGGATCCACTGACATGCCTGCCGCGCATATAAGTGCCGCCTTGAATTTCGATGATGCATTTGCTTGTCGGATGCGCGAAATCAGCTCGATAACGCTTTGAGCGCTTAGATTTTGAGTATCGTTCTTGGAAGTCACGTTCCCATTCTTCAACATCACTGAACTCCCGTTCTAGCGCGATTGAAGGAAACTTGGCTTGCCATAGTCCCAAGAACTGATCTTCTAAAGCGCTCATGTCGACAACGCAAGGTTGTCATACTTTAGCGGTCATCGCCATTACCTTTAATCTTTCCGCGCTTCGCACGATCTGCCAATTTGTCCAGATTTCCTTGAGCAACATTGGAAAGATCAAGATTAAGTTCAGAGGCAATTTGAGCAACGTACCAAAGCACGTCGCCAAGCTCCTTGCAAATAGCAGCGCGAGTGTCATCGTCAAATTGACCTCCTTTGTCGCGAATAACTTTCTTAACCTTTTCAGCCACTTCACCCGCTTCACCGGAAAGGCCAAGTGTTGGGTAGGTGATGTTGGCACCCTTGGAGTTGGGATTGCCAGCATCTGGGTAGATGGCCGTTTTACGAGCCATTTGCTGATACTCGTTGATGTCAAGAGAAGAACAATGAGACATGATTAGGTGGATTGAATGTTGCGTCGGTCAAAGACCGTGACGTTTTTGTTCCTGGCTTTCACAAAGACTGTGCAGCAGCGGCGATTTGACTCAATCACTGTGCCTGTTTGCCACCCGCATCCAGAGTAAATTTTGACTGCGGTGCCTTTGCGAAACACTTCTAAAGGTGTTGGGTTTTGGGCCATCCACTCAGCACGTTTAAAAGACGAAGGTTTCGGCTTAAAACTGCCATCGTGAAGAAATTTGCCCACTCAATTGCGAGCATGTTGTTTAACAATCTGGCGAACTGTTTCGCGAGAAAGGTTTACAGCAAGGCTGATGATTCGGAGAGAAACGCCTTTTTTTCGCAAGTCAAGAATTCGCTTGATTGTGTCAGGACGTTGATCCAGAGGCTGAGTGTCCCAAGTGCGGGACACTTCTCTCGCCAGGACGTTCAAACTTTTGATCATGAAGGCTTGCTCTTACTGGAACGACGGGTGGTGCGCTTGGGAGTAGCAGCAGTCACGGCTTGATCTGGTTGAACGTGAACGGCAGGCTTCTCTACAGGCTTAGCTGAGAACTTGCCACACCATTCAATCTCTCCAGTAATAGGCCAATTGACTAGCCCCCACTCTCCGTAGGCGTGGGTTGCAAGTTCAAGGGCAGGGGCAGGAGGGTTAATCCGACACTCACCAGCAGGGCGGACACTATCGCCTTCAATAAAAACGATGCCGCTGGGAATTTCTTTCCAATAGTCACAGGATCTGCACACTCGTGTTGACATAAGGCAAGAAGGGCGCCAATGGGCGCCCTGATAGGAGATCAGAAGGGAACTTCGCTAGAAGCAGACGATGCGCCGACTGCAGCAGGTGTGCCGCCAGAGTTGTCCCACATGGAGCAATACCCCTTAGCACCGTCACGCTTACCCTTTACCTGCACCTGGCCGGTGTAGTTGGGCTGACGTTCATTCTGGCGGCGATCATTGTTCCAGAAAGACGCAGTGATTGTGTAAAGGCCCTTGTCATTAGGCCCTGCCTCTTTAGCCTCCTTGAAAACATCGGCGGGGATTTGGATGTCGGCCTTGTAGATGGGCTGGTTTGCCATTGAAGTGAAAAAGAATCAGAACAAAAGTTAGCGCCGTAGATAAGACTATGCAGCCCTGTCTACGGATATAGCGAAAGGTTGACCACCTGGATAGTGATCGTTGAAGAATTGCTGGGTCTTCTGCGCCATAATTCCGGCCTGAGCAATGAGTTCAGTACCGTTGAGGCTCATTATTTGAGCCTCTTGCCCTTCCCCTTTATCGGGGTCGTAGATAGAGATGGCACAATGCGCTTGCTCGATTTCGATGTTATACATCTGCTCGATTGCTTGCGTATAGGCACCCAGTTGCATCCGATAATCGGCCAACTGATAGTCAGGCTTTTCTTTGTAGCTGGTCTTCCAATCGAGAAGGGCGTAACCGCCGTCTTTCATGGTTGCCAGCATGTCAAAGGTGCCTGCATATCCAATCTCCCTGGACGGGCAGAACCAGGCAATTGCGCTTTCGACGAGCAATGGCTCGTCTATGCGCTCAAGGAACGATTCAATGGAGTGGTAATAGGGGATGTATTGCGGAAATGCATCGAAATGCGTTTCAATATCTTCCCCATTGAACTGATCCTCAAGAACGCCGTGGAGCCAATTTCCCCGCTCCACGGCGTTGCGAGTACGACGGTTTGCCTCAAAGTCGCCGACTCTTTTCCTCCAATTGATAAGAGCCATTGTCTTCCCAATGGGAGCTGTTGCCGACGCAACAGTTGTCACAGACGGTAGGACAATGCCTTTATCTATGTTCGGCAGATCTTCAGAAACGTAATAACGCTTCTTGTTGATCTGCATTCTGTTGGGTTCGTAGCGCTTCAGCTTCATTAGGCGTTCAAGTTGGAGGTCGAAACAGGCCACTGGTTATTTTCCAGATGGCAGAGATGACGAGCCAGGCAGCAATCCCGCCTGCGCTAACGCCCACAAATAAACCAAGTGGATCATCGGAATAACCTCGTTTAAGAAGGGTTGAAATGACCGTCATCTCGGTCAAAGCAAATAATTCCATGGAACGCTAGGGCTAGCGAGGCCGCGGCCAGATCTACTTTTTTGCGGCATGAAATTTCTCGCATGCTGCAATTGTTTCTGTTGTGCTTGAAAGGCAGGCAGCTCTGATGGCATCGAGCTGACTGGTCATCTCGGCCTTGGTGACCTTGACACCTTTGTCTTTTGTCCATGCAGCCACAAGTGTGGTGATGGTGTTAGCAAAGTCTTCAGGCCTCTTGACATTGGCTCCAGTGTTAAGGCCAACGCTTTCAAGGGTGTTTTTTACTGCCATTTGACAAGCTTTAGAATCTTCGTATTTCAGGGGGTTTGCCTGACAGAAGTCAACCAGTGACTGCTTGCCGTCGAAGGTGCTGGAAGCTTGGATGGCAGGCTTTTCAGTTGCTGGAGCTTTCTTTGCAGAAGAGGCTTTCGCCCGTTGAGTGTTGCCATTGGATTCCTCCGTTGGGATGTCTTCACCGGCATAAAGACGTAAACCCAGGCCAGTGAAAGTCGCAATGGCTTTTACTGCTCCTCGCTGACAGTTGTCGCTGATAGCTCGACCGTCAAGTTCCTTGATGGCATTGTGCTTGCGATCCATGATCGGGAAGACTAAGGCCACAGTCCGACGACATCCGTCTGTCAGATAAGGGCGGACGTAGTAAGCGCCAGGCGTGCCGAACACCACCTCACCCAACGTCTTTTCCTCAAAAGCTACGTACAGAGAGGGGAAGTGCTGCTTCAAGTAGCGATAGGCAAAAGGCCAGGACAGATAAGACAGTCCTTTGTAGTCCTTTTCAATGTGAGGACCAATGTCAGGGGTGTCGTAAGCGGCGGCAAAAGCTTCGCCGGAGATCTCTAGAGCTGCAAAATTGCCGTTCATGCGATCTGCAAGTAAAGCTTGTGAATGTGTATCAGGAGTCGACATTGGAGTTGTAAAAGAGGACGAGGTACTTTCCAGGGTTTTCAGAGTCGCCGACGATCAAGCTTTCTCCTGGGAGAGGCCAATCGTTAACAACGCGAACATCTGTAATCACCTCTGAATGTTTGAAATCAAAGGCCTCTTCAAAGACACATTGCTCTGAATAGAGACACACTTCGCAGTCTTCGTTTTCTGCGAGGTAGGCACGTAGTCGTGCCAAAAGGTCAGAAGCTGTCATCTGGAAAGAGATCGGAGGGATCGACGTTCTCTTTGGTGAAGTCACAGCACTCTTCCCAAGCATTGTTGGCAAGAGTTGCGCTGCCTTCCCAAGGGGCGGTTGAACGCACCAAGCGCTCTAACGTTTCACTGTTTGAAAGTCGAGCATCGTGCGCGATATCGGCAAGATGATCCCAAGCAGTGTCTGTGAAGAGCACATGGCGGCGCTTTTTATGTTCCCCATGAGCCAAGTTTGTCATGAGAGGTTGAAAGCTGCCTGCGTTAGGTTTTGCAGCTCGACACAAACTACACATCACACGCAGGGTGTGCCACCATTAATTAAGAAGAAAATGTTAAGCCAGCAACTTTGTATCTATTGGCACGCATTCACAGAGATTCACATGCGTTGCGGGTTTCTGAATCGCTGTTAGAACAACTGGGTTTCAAATCCATATATGTCCTTCTCAATCCTTGACCACATTGACAAGCTGGACCCTGCCAAAGAAAAAGGGAAATACAACTGCCCCGTGTGCGAAGGCACAAACCTCTCGGTTAATTCTGAAACAGGGGCATGGAATTGTTTTAACGACTCTAGTGATCAACACCGTGCTGAAATTAGAAATATGATTGCGCCACTTTCTCGATGGGAAAGACCCGACCGACCGTCTCAAAAGTACACTTTTAATTACGAAAACCGTTCCGGCGACAAAGTTGTAGAAGTTGTTCGGAACGACGCATCTGGCAAAAAGCAGATCTTCCAAAACTTTCCAACCATCGAAAAAGGCAGCTCTCAACGCAAAACTTTGGTGGAAGAAGTTCGCGCTCAGGTGCTGCCGTACAGATACAAAGAAGCCATTGAAATGGCTGCTGTTAGCAAGCAGCCCGTATTCATTGTGGAGGGCGAATTGTGTGCAGATAAGCTCTGGGAAATTGGACTGCCTGCTGTAACTTTCTTGGGAGGTAGCGGCCAATACCGTACAAATGGCGACTATTCGTCGCTATTCAATAATCACAGAGTCGTGCTCTGTCCTGACAGGGACGAGCCCGGCGTTGCTCTTATGAAAGAAGTGGCGTCGGATAATCCCGGCGCTCAGTTTTTATATGCTGACCCAGAGTCGTTTGAATGGGAAAGTCTTCCGTCAAAAGGCGGCTACGACGTAGGAGATTGGGTTGACGAAGGCGCCACTCAGGATCTAATTCTTCAATCCATTGTCACGAAAGATCGTCACGAAGGTGCTGACGGACTTCCTTCATACGAAGAAATTATTCAGAATTTTGAGCAGATGGTTGGCTTGTATGCCAACGACACTCGCTCGTCTTTTGAAGCGCAGAAATGGCTCAATCGGCACAGCGTCAAGATGCCGCAGCCGACTGTCGACAAATTGCTGGCCGAAGCAAAAGCCCGCATTCATGGCAAAGAAGAACTGCAGGTGCTCGACGCCAAAACGATCGCCTTGTCTGAAGATGCAAGAAAGTGGACAATTGCCGGAATACTGCCTGAGAGCAGTGTGATGCTCCTGGCTGCAGCCCCAGGTTCTGGTAAGTCGACTCTTTTATATAACTGGGCACTACACATCGCAACGGGAAAATCTTGGAGCAATCGCCGCTGCAAAAAAGGCACCGCTGTCATTATCCAATGTGACGAGCCAGTGGTTGATGCAGCCGAAAAGCTTCAAATTATTGGCTACGGCGATGACACTCTTGATTACGGCAGGGTCAAGCTGATCGAGCGTTGGAGGTTCGAGAACATTCCGCAACTGCTGGATCTGGTAAAACGTGAACGGCCTCAGATTGTGATGATTGACTCCCTAACAGCGTGTCTGGCTGGCATGGATGTTGACCTTGTACGCTCTGATGCTGGCAACTGTATATATGAGCTTCGTGATATCGCGAACACCTACGGCTGCTCCATTGTCATTCTTCACCACCTGAATAAGAGCGGAGGAATTCGAGACAGCTCCAGTTTTGAGGCCAACGTGTCAGAAGTTGTCAAACTGTATCGACAGGAGCAAAACGGCAACAGCGATCAATTTATTTTTGAATGGACAAAAAGCCGTTCTGGATTGGCAGGCAAGCATTTTCTCACCAGATCTGAAGGCAGTTACGGATGGAACTACGACGGCCCGATCGATGGGGGCAGGCAGGAATTAGACAAGCTTGTAAACGCTCTAAATAACCGCGCTTTCGAGCGTTTTGATCGTTATAAAGCCAGGAGCGCAGTTAATCCTCCAATGGCTTCTGCTCAGGCTGGCAAACTGTTGGAACAAGCACGTCGCCAAGGGCTGATCGATTGTTCCTGGGAAGTCGGACCAAATGATACGAGAGCCAGGATGTATCACTCTTGGGATTACCAAGAGCCGGATTTTGGTAATTTTGATAATGAGCCAGCGCAATCGAACGAAAAGCAACAGCCAGCAGTCGCCGTCAACGTGGACGACTGCTTGTTCTGAATTACGGGGGAAAGCGTTTCCGCTTTCCCCGCCCGTCCGACTCTGCAAGACAGGCTAATTAATCTTAATTGTTACTTACAATAAAAAGAACGCTTTTGGGTGGTTTTGTGCTTGATGCAGATCACTCTTTTTTTGCGTCTGAAATCTCCTTGGTCGGAGTGCATTCCGAGGAAGAGGAGATTGCTAAAGAGATAGACGACGACGTAAAAACCCGGCGATCTAGACGGCGAGCGCGTGGACGGCAAGCACATTGGCACATTGAAATTTGACATGCATGCTTAGACTCATCCCGAGCTGACCAGCCGGTTAGCTAAGTCGCCTGATTAAGCTCACTACTCCTAAGCGCGAGGGAGCCGCCCCAAGCGGCTAACGAGCATACCAAACAAGAATCATCTGCCAAAATAGGCGAGATTAAGTTTAGTAATGCTTAAACCTCCCAAGCCTGTTGAAACGCTTCCTTCGCTGAAGCATGATGATGTCGAGATTATCTGTCGGATACATTTCGGCTTCTCAACACCCTTACGAGGGCCACAGCCAGCGCCTCGTTATCTATATGGTGCAGTGAGCCCTAAAGGCGAACGCCACTGGCGCAACGATCTTGAAGCATTGAAGGCCTTGATCGACAACGGATTCACTATCAATAAAAAGGACCGACATGGCTCGTCCAGACCTTGAACTTTCTGATAGTCAGGAAGAGTTGAAGTACGGGGTGAAAGTCCTGCTTGACGCAGGACTTGCGCCGGAAGACATTGAAAAAATTCGCAAAAAAAACAAGCCAGGAGTTGGCTTGGCGAAAAACCTTATCGGCATGCGTCGATATATGGTGCAAGAACTTCTTGCGGCAAAGTTAAGCAATCGTCAAATTGCAAACGTTTTACAACTTTCCAAAGAAACTGTTCACGCGGATCGGAACCACAACCGTAATCTTTATACGGAAAAACTACTTGCATCAGCAGACGTGCATCGAGCACGTCTGCTTAAAGAGCAAATGGATTTAAAAGAACAGGCCCTGGAAAACTTTGAGCACAGCAAACGAAAAAAAATCACCACTGTTCAAGATAGCGATGATGGCAAAGGGGGCACAATCATCCGCGTTGAAGAAAGCGCAGGTGACCACGGCTTTTTAAATGTTGCCAAAAACTCTTTGGTAGAGCAGGCAAAGCTGCTTGGCCTGCATGAGCTGAAACGTGAAGAGAATCAAGACAAAAGCTATCGCCAGTTTTTGCAAGATCTTTCAACCACCATTGACAAGGAGAAGGAACTTAAAAAAGCTGATGAAATTAGAGATGGCGCTATTTCTATTGACTTTGGTGACGATGGAAACGAAGAGTTGGGTCCGGGTGGAGAAATCTTAAAACGAAGAAAAACAGACGATACTTGACTTATTTGGCTAACCTCGCCAACATGAGACTATCGCATAAGACTGTTGACTTCTTTTGACACCGTTGACGATTTTCTGCGCAAAACGCGGGAGGCGAAGCAAAAACAACGTCCTGACATTGAAAGCCTTGTAGAGGAGACTTTTGAAGATCCGCACATCATTGCTATTACGCCTGATCTGGGAGAGCAAATCCTACGCTTGACAGAAAAGTATGGCGATGAAACCTTGAGGCAAATAGCTTTGTTTGCACTCGGCAAGTGGTTTGCGTATCACACAGCATATGTCGAAGAGCTTGTCGACACTGATCAAACCAGAGAAGCCTTAAATGCAACCGTAGATGCCACCCGTGTTGGCCACTGCATCACCACGCTTGAAACAGTAGGTAGTTTCAGTGGCAGTGACGAATGGATTGCCATGGTCAAAGAGTTAGCCATTGGCACCGTTTGCGACGAATACAATCGTCGCGAGGACCAAGAGGAAACTGATTGGGGGAGATCTGCTGATGAATGATCAAATGCATGCTGTCGATATATGCATTCCACCAGCACTGGCAAGTGACGTGCTCCAGATGGCTGAAGACAACTTTCACCCAGCCTGGAGCAAGGGTAGGCAGAAGGGCAAGTATTTTATCTTGTCAACCGACAGTCTTGATGACCTTTCTGAAATTGCTGACTTTGCCAGAGTTAATTTAGAAGAGCCAGAATTACCGCTTTCTAAAACAAAACGAGCCGCTTGTCAAGCTTTGCTTGATCGCACCCATAGATATGCAGTGTTAGAACCTTTAGGGGAAATCCATTGCGTTGCCGTGGAGTGGCGAGATGTGCCCTTGAAAGGCAGCAGAGGTAGTCGTATCGCCAATGAATTAAGGCAAGCATCCAGTGGACTTTACTGGTCACAAGCTTCTTGTCTTTCCTGATCTAAACCATTTTGCGAGTCTGATTCTTTCTGAAGCTTGCTTGAAGCGTGGCACCGTTTGCGAATTTTCGCTGCCCGCTCTTCTGCTTTTTTGATCAATTTTGCCGCTTTCTTGCGATCTACAAGAGCATCCGCTTGTTTCATTAGCTCTGCAAGCTTTTTGACATGATGCTGAAGGCTTTTCATTTTCCATTGTTTCTTTTATATTTTGGCAAAAAAAAGCCTGGCTGAATGCCAGGCTTGTATTGATATCAACTCTCAAAACTGCCTTTGAAATTAGGAACCAGCCCAAATCGCTTTTGAGCTTCCTCCTTCTTTTTCTGCTTGCGGAGCCGATGGGCAAGGGTGGCAACATGCTCCATAACTTTTAACGTGTCCTCTACGGAAGACCCGTCTGGCATCTGCGTTTGCACAACACGCAATAGCGGAAAAAATGTGTCAGTAGCTCGTTCCATTTCTTCCTCAGTAATTGGATCGGTGTCGTTCATCTGCAAGTTAAAAAGGTTCGCCCTGCATCTTGCCATAGAAAAAGGGCCTTGAGGCCCTTTCTTAATGTTTGTGAGCCTCCGATGGGCCGACTCTAAAGGTGCACCTATTAAACCCCTTTAGGAAAAGCGATCTCCTAGGCACATCCCAACAGGTAATGCACCCTCGCTTAACAAACCCGTCCACCCTCACGGCTCTTGCTCCACGGACAAGAGGCACCTGGTATGGTGCAGGACCGACTCACCTCACGAGCATACATCATGAACCACTCTCCTGTCATTTTATTGGTGGGCCTTTCTGCAATTTGTGCCACGGTCTTTGCTTTGGCTGTAGACGTTGATATCAAGCCTGACCAGCAAGGATATGAAGAGTGTCGTGAGCTGCATCCAGAAAGGTTCTGTCGGATTTTCAATGGGTTTGAGGTTTAGTCCGTTGTTGTGATACACTTCTTTTGTGGTCAGGGATGGCCGCGTCTGACTCCTACAGCACCGTCTAAAAATGGACAGCATCAAAGCCAAGATCGCCAAGCTCCTCCGTATGCAGGAGAGTGGCAATGCCGGCGAAGCAGCCAACGCTGCACATTTTGTTGAGAAGCTTTGCCGTGAGCACGGCATCTTTCCTGACGAATGTTCTCCCGACTACGATCCTGAGCGCGACGTTGCTGTTTATTGGTGTGCCACCAAAACTCCTTTCAAGCGTGTAGATCACGCTGATTGGAACCTGCTTCACGCTGTCGCTTCGCATTTCAACGGCACCACTGTCAACACTACTGCAAGCAAATATTTCAACTTCACACTAAAAAACAGCAACGCCACGCATCGCATTATCGAAGTGCTAGCCACTAAGGGCAATAAGATTCAAATTGAGCTGTATTACGAATATCTCAGTGAAGTGATGGAGAGTCTGGCCGATAAAGCCAAAAAAGAAATAGCTGGCACCGAAGCTGACTCAAGAGCTTTTCGCAATAACTTTCGTAAAGGTTTTGTTCGCGTCATTGGGTCTAAGTTGCGAGCGCAGAAAAAAGCTGTCTACCCAGAATCAGGCTCGTTTGCCATTGCAGAAAGTACTGCATTGGCTGTGCAGAAACGGAACGAGATTGAGCGGCGCGAAGTCACTGCTCTGCAAAAACGGCGTTATCCGCGCCTTTCTGGGGGGAGTAGTGGAACCTACGGAGGAAATGGCACTGAAGCTGGAATTACTGCCGGTCGCAACACCTCCGTAAACCGTCAAGTGAGCACTGCTGGCCAGCGTGCCCTTTGCGCTGGCTGACTTGGAGGGAGGCTTGACAGCCTCCCTCCTTTGCCTATATATTCTTGTGCATGGGCAGCGATGTCCACTTTTTCCTGATCATGGTTTCACACTTCGACGACATTCAAGCTGATCGCGAACTCCAACACTGGGGGTACGGCGTTCGGCAAGGCAACAACGGCTGGCACGTTTACGAATGGGAGCGCGAGTCAGAGCTTTCAATACGCACCCAGTCCATCTCCGAAGACTTCTCACAGGAATGGGAAGCCGAGCATTTCCTAAACCTTCTCAAGCGCCGCTGATCATGACTATTACTGCTGAAATCACTGAAAAGCCCACGAAGCGTGGGCGCATATATATCGCCACTTTGAGCAATGGAGTGGTGGTAAAAAGAAACTCAACAAAGCCAAAGCTTTACTTTGCTTTTTTCTCCTGCGGTAATTGTTACACCCTTTGCAGCAACAGCTTGGACTACATCTGGAAGCATGGAGCCACTGAGCGCGAAGATTTCATGGTCGTAGAGATTGCCACTAATCGAATTATTCCGAAACAACTTGCTCCCAATGCTTTAAAGCGTCAAGAGCGTGAGAAGAAAGCTGCCATCAAGCAAGATGCTATTTGGGAACGGTTTCAGAAGGCGCCTAAGCGTTTAATGAACAGCATGCACAAGCAAATGGAATTTTGGCATAGCCATCATCCTTCATATCCATTTTGGGCGGCTTCTGCAAAGTGGTGCGAAGAATGCACTCAAAATGACCTCAAACAGTTGTTCGACCAAGGGCTTCGCACAAGTGGTGATCTTGAGGATCATTTGAAATTAACTCACGCTCACGCCTCCTATCTAAAGCAGAATCATTAACTCACTTCCCATCGTTTCCTATCAACAACAGATCATGCACAACATTGTCTCTTACCAGAATTTCGGACCTTACTTCTCTCCGGCAAAGGGCCGCTACCAAGCGGCCCGTCTTCGGGATTTAATCTTTCATGTTCGTCGATGCATGGAAGACGATGACGATTACATAGGTGTTTTTGACGGTGATAAGTGCATAGGCATTTGGGCTCGTGAGCACGACATCCAAAGCGATGGCGAAGGCGGTATGGAAGTTGCTGGGAAATGGTATGAACTTCATCGCCCAGGCGGCTCTTACCCAGGCACTTGGCACGCCATGTTGGAAATAGTCAAATGATGGGAAATAATGTGATTTTCAGAGGACCGCGTGGGGCATACTTCATCATGCGCACAAGTAAAAATGGCAAAAAATGGCAAGATAAATTAAGTGGGCCGCAGCTTCGTCTTGTGATCGAAAGCGGTGCGACAGTTTTACCTTTTGAGGACGAGCCAGGTGCGTGCAGGTGAAAAAAAAGATCCGTCTGGTTTTGTGTTTGACATTTTTTTAGATCCGGCCAGAATCCTATCTTGGATCCGGCTAGAAGCCTATCTTGGACCCGGCTGGCTTCCTATCTTGGACCCGGCTAGGTTCCTATCTAGGATCCGGCTAGGTTCCTATCTAGGGGCGGAGGAGGATTTTTGATGATAATGATTCTCATTCTCAATAAAAAATGATAATGATTCTCATTCTCAATAGTTATTGATAATGATTCTCAATTGCAATAAGAAGTGATAATGATTCTCATTCTCAATAAGCGTGTGCCAGTTGCAAAATTGTCACAATGATAATGATTCTCATTCTCAATAAGCGAAGCCGTATGGTGACTTGGTATTTTTATTGACAATGATTCTCAATTGCAATAGATGAAGCTTTATGGTGACTTGGTATTCTTTTATTTCACTTTGTAACATTTGATACACTCTATTCTTTATACTTTTTCCCTGAATTATTTGGCTTAAGTGTTGCCTACCGTTTCGCCGTAGTGTGTCACGACGCCACGCCAAAACGTGGCGGCGATGACACAAACTGATCATGCAGTTTATGACAACAATGCCGAAAAAATTGGCGCTGCAAAGTAAAGAGAAAAAAGCATTTTTTGCCGTATCAATGGCGCCGGAATCATTAGCAGCGCTAATCACTGTTGAGAGGCTCCCACAAGCGACCACAAGCGGCGTTAACCCTTGCCAGGTACTGGCACCCCTAGCGAATGTTTCCGCAGATCGCCAGTGATGCCAAGGGTTCTCAGTCGTTAATGTTCGCAGTGATACCAAAAACGGATTGTTTGACAGAATGCCATGGTTCGTGGTACTTCGCACGGGCGCGTTTCCTTTTATCTCCGAGGCAGTCACAGCAGCAGAATCAGCAGCCCCTACCATCGTTCGCCGGTATCCGTCAAGTCAACGTGAGCGATCGATGGACACTTTAAAAGGTGTACCCAGATTGGTATCGTTGCCGTTTCAATCGCCGCTTTGGCTGTATTGTTCTCTCAACGGCGCAGCGATGCGCCGCCGATCTTCTTCCATCTCTTCAGCCATGACAAACGCAGCAGCACTTAAAGCAAGCGCGACAGCCCTGGTGGTCGCCTTTCTTGCTCCTTTGGGTGTGATCTTCCTTGCTTCCTTAGCAGTTGAAGATCAACGGGCATTTTTATCTTGCCGCCAATCTGGTCAGTCAGTCGATGCCTGTATGCTTCAAATCCACGGCCGCTAATTAATATTTAATTCTGCAAACTTATTCTTTATTGTTATGTCTTCCTTTGACCTTAGCCCTGCCACTGCTAGAGCTCACGCTATGGCCGCCGCCGAATCATTGGGTTCTAATCTTATTTTAAGTGAATTGATCGCATTCTTGCCTACCGCAACACTTTACGAATTTATGGAAGACTTTAACCAGCATTTAAGCTGCGGCGATTTTAAAGACTTGATTGATTAATTCTCAACCTTACAACACCTCCACCCTTCTTTTTTATCATGTTTTCCCCTTACAATTCCCGCGCTGTTCTTCCGGGTCACATTAAAGATCTTGAAAAAACTTATAAGATCAACCCCAGAAACATTTTCTCAACTAATCCCAAGACCGAAAAATCTGCCGTTCAAACTTACATTTTACATTTTTCTCCTGCTAATACTTCCGGCGTAAATGTATGCGAGAATGCAAAGAATTGTGCAAAGATATGTTTACATTTTGCGGGGAATCCAGCCTACTTAAATGTGAAACAACAGGCAAGATTGCGCAGAACGATTGCGTTTAACAGCAATAAAGAGGCGTTTATGCTGTTATTGGTTTGTGCAATTCTTGGCTTAATTAACAAGAATTTAGGGGAACAAATAGCAATTAGACTTAACGGAACTTCAGACATTCGGTATGAAGATATTGATTTTACAATCACTCCAGAATTCGCTACATTCTGCCGGGCAAAATATGGCGCCATTCTTCCTATCGGCAAGCGTAACATTTTCGAGGTGTTTAATTATCTTAAAGAAAATACAGGGGAGTTAGTAACATTTTATGATTACACCAAGCTTGAGAGGAATTGGACAGAATGTGCGCGTCTTGGTTATCACTTAACGTTTAGTTTTGATGGTCACAACAATAGGCAAAATGACAAGATAGCGAGGAAAGCTTTATCCCATGGTGTCAATGTAGCCGCTGCCTTTAACGTTAAACGGAGTCAATCACTGCCCACAAGTTGGATCTGGCAGAGCACACAACGCGAGGTACTAGATGGTGACCTGTCAGATTTTCGCCCTGATGACAAGAAAGGCGGAAACATCATAGGTCTACGTTTCAAACTACCGCACGGGATGCAGTGGTCACAAAGTGAACGCGATCTGTTCTGTATGGCTTAAACTTTACCGCTTCAATTGCTCCTTTAAATCTTTTTTCCCATGAAACTCTACGTTCGCAAAATGTCACCCTCTGCCCTGAAAACATTCGGAGAGATTATCAGCAAAGCCAATGTGTCAGCCTTGATTGATAACGACCGTGATAAAATTGACGACATCGGAGAGATTTACTCCCTCTATGTTTCGGCCAATTGTGGCAATCCTGAAAGCACAGAATGGGAAGACTGATAACATTTTACCCTACACATTTTCACCTTTTAAATTCTCATGACTGCTCCACTCTTTGACATTGAATACGTCCAACCAACAAAAGATCTTGAATCAAGCTTTTATAAATTCATCTACTTATCCGATCCAATGTGTGATGGTGACGTCAAAGTGGGTAGCGTGACTGTTGATCAAGGGGTCTCTTTTACTCCCTATTGTTTACACTGGGAGAATGTATCCGACATTGCTCCACTTATCCGCTCTATTACTTATTTTGAGACATTGGAAGATTTAAAAGAATATGTATCAGAAAACATTCACATCTGGTGGGCTTATTATGGCCCTGAGATTGATAGCCTAGTTGACGATTTGGCGAGCTCATTATGGCCTCAAGACTGAAAACTAACCCTACTATTTAACATCACAACGGAGCACAAAATGGCTTTTAAAATGGACATCCACGACAACGAATGGCGGCCTTTAATGAAACTTTTCAACCGCGCAATGGCTGAGAAAACTATCACCGAAGCTTTTAATTCTGAGGAATTAGATAGACTCGAGACCTTTATTGGCTGGTTTAAAGAAGAAGCGTTAGACAAAGGTGGGGGCTCTAACTAAAGAGAAACCCTACCAGAATCGCCCACAGCAAGCCCGATCCCTCGTCTAAGGGGAT